TGATGAAATTATCAAAATATTATAAATAATTCAATATTTCAACTCCTTCGATCCCTTCGGGAACTGCGGAGTTAGGTCGCTCACCTACACCTAGCGGTTCCGGCTCGCTCCAAAACCATATAAATAAATATAAACAAACAATCAATATATAAACAAACAATCAATATATAAACAAATGTCTGACAAAAAAAATAATATTTATTTATTACATCCAGCTCAATCTTATTTTTTATGGAAAACGTCATTTTGTTCTCTGATATCATCATTATATGCATTTAGAGTGGGATATTATGATAATGGTCTTGTAAATGGTTGTGTATTTTTATCATCAATATATTATTGGCAAAATCCAGATTATTCATACAGAAGATATTTGGATATAGGTTGTGTGTACTCGGCTCTAGGGTATCAGTTGGTATCTGCATATAATGCACAATATTCTAAAATTTATTATACAACCTTATTTACTAGTATTTGTTTTTATCCTCTAGGTATTTATCTTTATAATAAAAAATTGTATTGGTATTCTACATATTCACATAGTATGCTACATATACTTGCAAATGTCGCAAATATTATATTATATTCAGGACATATTAGACCCTTATATGTACCTTATTTTGGATATTTCAGAAGGTGTTAATCCATTCAATATTTCAATAAATACATATAGAAACTATTTTCAGATAAATACAATGAACCAAACTCCTTCGATCCCTTCGACCCCTAATGGCTCCGGCTCGCTCCAAAAAGATAATATTCCGTGGGTCGAAAAATATAGACCAACCGATTTCGATGATATAGTGCTCGACCCATTGAATCGCAAACTATTCAAAAATATACTGGATAAGAATTATTTTCCAAATCTGTTATTTTACGGTCCGCCCGGAACAGGAAAAACGACAACAATCATTAATTTGATTAACGAATATCAAACGCGGTATTCGCGGCCAAATAAAAGCAATATTATTCATCTGAATGCATCGGATGAACGTGGCATAGATATTATTCGAAACCAAATCAACCAATTTGTAAAATCTTTAAATTTATTTGAAACCGGATTCAAATTTGTTATCTTGGACGAAGTTGATTATATGACGAAAAATGCACAACAAGCTCTTAAATATTTATTGCAAACGTGCACAACAAACGTCCGATTTTGTTTGATATGTAATTATATCAGTAAAATAGATGAATCATTGCAAAATGAATTTATATGCATCCGGTTTAACCAATTACCCGTATCTGATATATATCAATTTATGTCGAACATTGCAGAAAAAGAAAATTTGAAAATAAGTGAAAAAGCGATCGACACAATACAAACAATGTACCATTCCGACATTCGAAGTATGATTAATTTCATCCAATTAAATCAAAATTTCAATACCGATGAATGGGATAAAAATGTTATGAATTCGGAATTGATTGAAAATTTACACCAAATGTTAATAAATAAAACCCCGAACCATAATGCTATCATAAGATATATTCATCAAATTAGTATTCAGTATAATATCGATAAAAAACACATTTTACAAACATATTTTAATTATATTATACGAAATTATCCAAATTTAATAACGATTCCATTTTTAGATATCGTCGAAATAGTTATTCACAATTATGATACCAAAATTGAGAATATATTACAATATTTTTGTCTGCATCTGATACAATATTATTCAGAATCGGGACTATAATAATCAATCCGATGTTGTAATTGACGCATAAATCCTCTACCGGGCGGAGATACGGACATTTGCATCGGATCAAATGCGAAAGAAGACAACGCCGTTTTATCGGCATTTTTGTTGTTATTACTTGTATTATTTTTCATAGGAATACCGATTTTTTGGGTTTTTTTGGGAAACTCCATTTGATCAACCATCGAATTGGTAGAATAATTATTTGTATTATTATTATTATTCATTTTCCTATAAACTATTATATAAAATAATTTTTGCCAAATACAAAATTGAAACAATATAAAGAAGTAAAGTAGATGTAAAATAGAATTAAATTATCAAAAATTAATAAAAATCAATAAATATAAATGTTATCCGTCGATAATGAATGGTTGCATTTTATATCGAACCAAAATACTTTATCAAATCAATCGGATTCTAAAAATCAACAACATATCAATAATCCCCTTTTAGAATTTCAATCAAACGATAAAAATATAAATAACGATAAAAACGAAACGCCTAATACTACATGTACAAATTTGACAGATATTATAGATGTAAATATTCCTAAATGCGACGAACTATATATTTCTACAAAAACAAAAGTTTTATTTCTAAATCAACCGATCGATATCAACCAAATATTTTGGGAAATTCCGGTGTTAGAATACTGGAAACCGGAAAGTGGCGTTGTTAAAAAACAAATGAAAATTGTTTCAAAAACACTCGAAGAATTCGAAGAATATCAAAAACGTATATCTACTATTCCATATTACAATGAAAATATTATAAAACAAATAAACAATCCGGCCGCGCGAAGAATTAAATTCAAAGACGAACGGAAAATTACGGTTGGACTGTCCAAAAAAGATATAATGAATTGTCGAGGTAAAGTAAAAAATGCATTTTATAACTGTTTTGCAGTTATTTTACGGCTAAAATATGATGGTGTGTTTCGTGAAATTCATGTAAAAATATTTAATACTGGGAAAATGGAAATCCCCGGAATAGTGCACGAAGGTTTGCTTCAACAAGTGAAAATAATGGTGCTCGATATTTTGCAAAAACATTCTACTCAAACTCATTCGACTACGTCTTCTGAGTTTAAACGATTTCCTACGACTACCGTCTCCGGAAATCTCCATATGGCGGATCGAACCGTAATCGACGATGCGATTGAAGGTGGAGGTCAGCAACTATCCTCTGAAACTTTAACAAACGATTCTAATACCGACATCATCGATTTTATTGAAAATGAACAAGAAGATAGTGTTCTAATCAATTCGAATTTTAATTGTGGCTTTTATATCAATCGCGACAAATTACATAGTATTTTACGCAGTGCAAAATATGGGATTGAATCCGCGTATGATCCTTGCAGTTATCCAGGTGTAAAATGCAAATTTTATTTCAACCACGATTTCAAATACGATATTGTCCGTCAAAATGGAAAAATTATCGACGAAGATAAAATAATGAAAATGAGTGAACTCAATGAAAATAAAAAATACACCGAAGTTTCATTTATGATTTTTAGAACAGGCAGTTGTCTGATTGTTGGCAATTGTTCTGAACAAATATTGCAATTTATCTTTAATTTCATTAAAAATTTATTGGTTTCCGAATATTCGAATATAGCGACACATAATGAAGAAGCTATTATTAAAAGTAAGAAAACGAAACTACGTAAGAAAACGATATGTATGACTCAATCGTATTTCAATGAGTATTGTTCATAAATTTGTTCGGCTCGTTCGACTCGCTCCAAACTCCTTCGATATGCGTTGCACATCTCCGGAGTTCAGTCGCTCACCTCCGCTGACGCTCCGGTTCGCTCCATCCTCTATATATTACAAAAAAATCCTTTCAATAATTTCCTCATATAAATCGTTTTTTTTTCAATACTATTTATATTTTCTACATACATTTGAATATTAAATGCATTTATTAAATCGACTACTTTTTTACCACAAAAATTATCTATGCAAAAAATATCAATTTCATTTTCAGTAAAATCATTTATTTTGAAATTCGATAAAATTTTATAAAATTCAGATAAAAAAATGGTATACACATCATAATCCATAATCAATTTATTTTGTATTGTTTCTATTATTTTACACACAATGCCAGTGTTCATTTTGGGTTCATTTTCGTTTAATGGCTCAATTAATAAATTCAAATATTGTCGAAGAAAACGATTACAAATACATTGCTGTTCAAAAGTAGATAATTTCGTATTGTTCCATGAAGATATACACGATGTTATATTTATTATTTCTTGAATCGACGATTGTTCAATTATGGTAAGTTGGTTTGAAACGTCTGTTGTATTATTTGCTTGGTCTTTTTCCGTCTTTTTTCCATTATCTATATATTCCGTCAATATTCGATTGTACACAAATAAAACAGCATCTTTATGATTTAAACCATTATCTATTGGTGTGGTTGTTAAATTATTAATTTGTTCAATATACTCTAAATAACAAAAACACGCTTTTTGAACACACGTATATGTAGTTTGCAAATTATGCGTACGATTATATATTATTTTAAATATGTGATTGATTGTGTTCCAACCAACATATGTTAAATGATTTATGATTTTTGATTGTTGGATAATTTCCGAATCTGTCATTAATTTTAAATATCCTTGCATTACTACAACATACATTTCAATAATTTGGATTGGGTTATTCATTTTAATTGGTGTATACAGTAAATATACATAAAAAATTGAAATGCTTTTTTTGTAAATAATACAATACATCCTCCCCAAAAACAAAAGAATAAGAATCAGAGTAAGAGTAAGAGTAAGAGTAAGTGTAAGAGTAAGAGTAAGAGTAAGAGTAAGAGTAAGTGTAAGAGTAAGAGTAAGAGTAAGAGTAAGAGTAAGTGTAAAAAGTACACTGTAAAAATGAGTCAATCAATTGTTGATCACAACGATGCAAGTAAATTCACCTTATGTGTTTTGCGTACTCAGATTGGAAAGACGTTTACTACAATCGATAAAATATTGACTGAAATAAACAACGATGACGAATCTGGACGCAGTATTCATATGGTCTTTACTATGAACACGTTATTAAGTAATCGACAGTTCTCAAAAAGACTCGATAGTATCGAACAAGAATATGGTTTCGGTTCAGTCGTCGTATTCGCAAGCGGGTATAATGGCGCATATACACATATCAAAAATCGCCAAGCGCTTCAAGGGTTGTGTTTTGATGAACGCACTTGTCCACGTGTTGTTGTAATGTGCAGTAATTCCGTTCGTTATGAAGATGCCGTTGAATTCACACGAATTTTGGATCGCAACAATCATCCACAAGCAAATATCCGTCGCGCGTATTGTTATTACGATGAACTTCACGCATATATTACCGACAAACTTCGTGAGCAAATTATTGAGGTGCATAGTATGGATATTGTGAAAGGTATAACGGCATTAACAGCAACCCCTGAAAAAATTTTACAGAATGCAGGATTCTGGTCGCGTCTTCGTCAAATTGATTTGAACGAATACAACGACAAAAATTATGTTGGTTGCGACGATATGCAGTTTACTACGGATGATGATTTCTTCGCGGCATATGCTCGTCCATCAGCCGATGCATTAGATGCAGAATGCATTGGTTTCGTTGAACATACGATCAACTCAAACCCTAGTATTTTAAGTGAAGAAGATGGTTCCGTTATCGGAAAACGCGTATTTATCCCTGCCCAAAACAGAATATCCAGTCATTGCGCCATACGCGAACTTATTTTCCGATTATGTCCACGAGCCGTTGTTGTTATACTAAATAGTAAAGAAAAAACACTCCAATATCGAGATCAAAAGACGAATTCTATGATTACCCAATTATTATCATCGTCCAAACAAGAAGAAGTTTCAGAAACAATCGCTCGAATTTACAAAGAATCTGGCCTAACTTCTCGTCCATTGGTCATTACCGGATTCGTATGTGTTGGTATGGGACAAACACTCTCGCATCATTCTACTGGTTCATTTACGTCTGCTATATTTAGTCATTTGAATTTATCGAATGATGAGATTTATCAACTATTTGGACGCATCACGGGTCGAATGAAGGAATGGGACACATATACAAAAACGCGTGTGTACTGTCCAACCAAGATTATGATGAGATGTAAAGCGATGGAAGAATGTGCACGAAATATTGCCAACTCGCATAATGGTGAAATTGTTTCATTAGACGATTATCACGCGCCATTATTGAATATGGGAGAAACCGGCGAAGCAGTCATCGAAAATATTCGTAAACGCAAAGAGAAATCTACCAAAATTCATAAAGAAGATACCGACAAGGATCATAAGATGTGCGATAATATAGAAGATACCATCGCATTTGTATATGAATACTTTGGACATAGAATGAACAAACGTACAGATATTGCTCCAAAAGAATTACTTGTAGAAGGAGGAAATCCATCCGAAGAGTATTTGATGAAACGAATGTGGGGTTTGAATAAAAAATCAAAGTTCCGCGTTTGTCCTACAAATGATAATAAATGGTGTATATATTGGAGACCATCATTGTTAATAGAATCCGAAGATAATGTATAATAAAAAACAACAAAAAACAATAAAAAACAACAAAAAACAATAAAAAACAATAAAAAATAATAAAAAACAACAAAAACAATAAAAAACAACAAAAATAATAAAAAACAATAAAAAATAATAAAAAACAACAAAAACAATAAAAAACAACAAAAATAATAAAAATTATTTTTTATTCGGATAAAACCTCAAATATGACAATATTTAGCAAAAACAGCGAATAATTGGAAAAATAACGAATAATCGAAAAATAAAAAATAAATTAATAAATATAAATAAGTATTTAAAGTAATTTCTTTTGTTATATTTTATATTTCATCAAATGAATAAAGCGAATCAATTAAATACTCCATCCACTTCAAATGCTGGAGCTAAACCTGCTCCTACTCCTACTCCTGCTTCTACTGCACCTCCCGCACCACCAGCACCGGCAGCATCTGCAACCACGTCAACTGGATACAGATTACCCGAAAATAATACATTGCAACACGCCATTAAATTATCGATTGTAGAAGATAAACCAATTATGATGGATTATTGGGCAAACTCATTAGATAAGAGTGTTCTGATTGGCGTGAAAGAAGGAGGGGAAAAATTACTGGTAAAAAGCGAAGAGGAATATACCAGTCCTATTTCCAAGATTTTCAAGGTTGGAAGTGAGTACATTATTATGACGGAAAATTCAATCTATTTGGTTGACGTCAAGATTCCCACCCAACGAATTTCATCTTAAACAAAACCAAATATTTATTCATATAAACTACATAAATAATATGATATTACAGTATTATATTATTCCAATACAACCAAAATGACGAACGTTATTTTAATTACTGGCGGCTCAGGATTAGTCGGCAATGCAATCAAAGCGATTGTACCCGAATTTGGAGGCGAAGTCGCGAAAAACAATACATTTATTTATATTTCATCTGCCGATTACAATTTATCCGTTATGAATGAAACCGAACAAATGTTCATAAAATACAAACCAGATTACGTGATTCACCTGGCGGCTTGTGTCGGTGGCTTATATAAAAATATGAACAACAAAGTAGCGATGTTGGAACAAAATCTAACCATTAATTACAATATGGTACACTGTTCCCACAAGTTCAAAGTGAAAAAGATGGTCGCATTTTTGTCCACTTGTATTTTCCCCGACAAAACAACATATCCGATCGATGAAACAATGTTGCATAATGGTCCGCCGCATTTTTCCAATGATGCATATGCCTACGCCAAACGTATGCTCGAAATCCACTGTAGAATGTATCGAGAAAATTACGGTGATAATTTCGTTTGTGTCATTCCTACGAACATATACGGACATCACGACAATTTCGATTTAGAAGATGGCCACGTATTGCCCGCGCTCATCCATAAATGTTTTTTGGCGAAACAAGAAAACGTCGATTTTATTGTACGCGGTTCCGGGAAACCTATGCGGCAGTTCATTTATTCCGATGATTTGGCGCGCCTCGTACTCGCCATTTTGTTCGATAATGGAGAAAAAATAACCGATACTATTATTTTATCGGTTTCCGAAGCAGACGAAGTTAGCATTGGTGATGTCGCGCGCAAAATAGCAAACTGTTTTGATTATGGTCATCGCATACGGTTTGACGAATCATTTTCGGACGGACAATACAAAAAAACGGCGTCAAACCAACTACTTGTGCAAAAATTCCCCGATTTTCGATTTACCGATATAGATGTGGGTATTGCTCAAACCGTAAAATGGTTTCTTCAAAATCAGGATATCGTTCGAAAATGAAGGCTTCATTTTTATCCACGTTTTCTCATTTTTTCCTCAAAATAATATATTACCCCATAATATATTATTCATAATAATGCAAATTACTCCAACGTATGGAAAATGGGACGGAAGTCCAATCGTACTTATATTAACTACCCTACTTTTTGTCGCAGTATCAACCTTTATATTGTCTCGCTTTGAAAACAAATCTAATTTTTCCAAATTTATCATGATCCCATTGATCGTATCTATGTTGACAAAATATATATTAGGCGATTGGGATGTGGGATATGTATGGTCATTGCTCGACATACCTTATTGGGCGCTTTTAATCGGAGGTAGTTATGGAATGTTGTTATATTTATAGAATCGCAGCCAATGATGTAATCTGTTCCGATGTCAATGATTCGGGAAATTCTATCGTAAATTCTATGATTAAGTTGCCAGGATTGCCGTCCCGAATCATTCCCAATCCATTGATAACCTTTTTATAATTCGGTTTTACAATAGTCGCACTCGCTTTATTATTCAAACACAATACTTTTCCATTTAAATGTGTAATCTCGAATGAAAATCCACACAACGATTCCTTTAATGAAATCGTTTTTTTATAAATCAAATCAACGCCTTGGCGAGTAAATTGTGTTGTATTTAATAATTGAATTGTTATTTTTATATCACCTTTGTTCGTGTCATTTATGACGTTCCCTCGATTCGGCATTATTAACATTTCATTTTCATCAATGCCCGGTGGAAATGTTATATAAATGGTTTCAGTTTCATTTATTTTAGTATCACCTATATGCGTCCATCGTTCAATTTCTATCGGCAATGTGCATCCTTGAAATGCTTGTTCCATACTTAATTGTATATTTTTGACAATCGGCGGGGGTTTCTGCATTTGATGAAACATTTGACCGTGCATTCCTCCTGGTCCGAATGGATGACCTCCTGGGCCGAATGGATGACCTCCGTGAAAAACGCGTATTTCTGGCATTCCGTGCATACCGTGCATTCCGGGCATTCCCCCTTGTCCAAACATCATTTTGAAAATATTACCCATATCATTCATATCATTCATCCCTCCTTGCATACCAAACGGGAACCCTCCTCCTCCTTGTAATTGTGCATCATATTGTTGACGTTTTTGCGCATCTCCTAATATTTCATACGCATCGTTTATTTCGCGAATCTTGGTCGCCGCATCATCAGACGAATTTCGATCAGGGTGATATTTTAATGATAGCGTACGATATGCTTTCTTTATTTCGGCTTCCGATGCTGTTTGTGAAACACTTAGAGTTTCATAATGATTCGGCGAAGACATTATATGATAAAACGCAACATATTTCTATATTGAATTTTTGCCAAAATAATAAATATATTTATTTGAACCAAAAAACATAAACATTTGATTTTGATACATTCAATAGGATAAAAATCAAATAAACAAACACACAAAAATAAAAACAAAACTAATACAAAGACAAAATAATGACTTCGAATAGCATAACCCAAACATTCAATATAAAATACAAACCCTATTTTATCGATGATTTTTGCGTCGATCAAAAATTCAAATCCGTATTAAGAACACTGTTAGAAATTGACGATTTAAATGTACTACTCATCGGTAATTCGAATTCGGGAAAAACGTCTTTATTGTACGCCATCATTCGAGAATATTACGGTCTAAAAAAACACCAGACTCTTCCCGAAAACAATATTCTATTTATTAACAATTTGAAGGAGCAAGGTATTAATTATTACCGAAACGAAATGAAAACGTTTTGCCAATCACACAGTTCTATTTACGGTAAGAAAAAAATGATTATAGTAGACGATCTGGATATGATAAACGAACAATGTCAGCAAGTCTTCCGCAACTATATCGATAAATATAAAAACAACGTGCACTTTGTATCCGTTTGCACTAATATACAAAAAGTTATTGAAAGTATTCAATCGCGTATACATATTATTCGAATCAATTCACCAACAACGATTCAAATAAAGGAAATAATGAATAATATCATATTGCAACAAGGATTGAACATCGACCAAGAAGCTCAAAATTATTTGATGGTTTATTCGAATAATTCAATACGCGAATTAACAAATCATTTAGAAAAAATATACATATTATACGAAAAAAACGACGTTCCCGTTTCACTCGAAATATGCAAAAAAATATGCGCGAGTATTTCGTTTCAACAATTTGAAATATACATTTCACATTTAAAAAAGGGGGATTTAACAAAAGCGATTGCCGTTTTTTATGAAATACACGATTACGGGTATTCCGTCATTGATATTTTGGATTATTTTTTTGCGTTTGTAAAAACAACGACCCTTTTATCCGAAAATGAAAAATACAGTATCATTCCATATCTGTGCAAATATATTACGATTTTCCATAATATTCACGAAGATATAATTGAATTGGCTCTTATTACTAAAAATCTAATTGAAATATTCAAAAATCACGTCTAGAAATAATTTCGCAACATTGTATAAAATGTTAAAACAAATTTTTAAATCGAACATCCCACCTGATATTTTATATGAATTGCTCGATAAAGTATGTTTAAAAACCGACAAATATTATTTTGTAGACATAAATGCTTTTCGTAAATTACAATTTCATAACTTATACGACGAATTTTCTAAAAAAATAATGGATTATTATCACGTATCCAAACAATTTTATTTAACAAGAAAAATATCATACAATTCCTTTACGAATATTATAAGACAAATATGTAAAAGTAATAATATCATGTTTACATCACAAATCAAATACAATGAATCAAAATATAATATCGATTATTTTATTTATTTTTAGGTTTATTTTATGTTGTAAAATGGGTAAAATAAAATACGGTGGTATATTATATTAAATTGTGTAATATTATTAAATGACATTCACCTCGAAAAATGTATTTCATTATGCCTTTGCTGTAGGATTAATTGTTTTAGCCAGCTATTTCGGGAACAGTTTTAAACAAACTTTTTACAATAAAGACGAAGAAGAATATGAATTGATCCGCAAATATCTATTGAACGATTCGCCATTATATGGATTCAATAAACCGAAATTATGGATTCATTCAAAATATGAAATCAATGCGCGAAAATGGAAAAGCTTTCAGTCGCGAAATACAACTGATTTAAACCAACCGTATATTCATTTAACAATTAAATCGATTATTAATCATTGCGGCGATGATTTTAATATTTGCTTAATTGACGATGAATCATTTAGTCGATTGCTTCCTAGTTGGGACATAAACATATCAACGGTTGCTGAACCAATGAAATCACAATACCGCGAATTGGCAATGATGGAATTGTTATACGTTTATGGCGGAATGGTTGTGCCCAATTCGTTTTTATGTTTACAAAATTTGACAGCTTTATACAAACAAGGAATCCAAGGTGATCGCCCATTTATTTGTGAAAGTGTAAATCATTTTACTGATCTGCTGCATCAAAAAAATAGAAAGGTGTTCACTCCTGACATTTTATTTATGGGAACGCCAAAACGCAATGCACATATTCGCGAATTTGCAAATGCATTGAAATTGCGCAGTCAAAACCCGCATTTTAATAGCGAATCTGAATTTTTAGGATATACTTCGCGTTTGTGCACTGCAGCCATTAAAGATGGAAAAATGAACATAATCGATGGAACAAATATTGGTGTAAAAACGGTGGAAGGAAAACCCATTTTATTGGAAGATTTGATGGAAGAAAATTACTTGAAATTATCACCCAATGCGTATGGTATTTATATTCCTCGCGAAGAAATTTTAGCCAGGACAAAATATCAGTGGTTTGCTGCAATGTCTTCGCAAGAAATTCTGAAAACAAACGCGATTATCTCAAAATATATGATAAAATCAATTATTGATATAAGACCCATTGAAAACGACACCATCATTGTAGAATCACCGGAACTACGCACCGTTATTTCGATATAACTCCGCAGACGTAGTCGAAGGAGTTCAATCGCTCACCTACACCTAACGGTTCCGGCTCGCTCCAAATCGATATAAAATTGAAAAGCTTAATTATACGTTTATTGATAGCAAATTAACGTATAATATATATTATCAAAACACACACAGTCAACAAAATGCAGGCTTTACCGAAATCTCTTTCTCTAGTATGCGCTAATGTTATTCCGACATTGTTCGATGCATCGAGTCAAATTGTTGCGAGCCCTCGTCCTCGTCTTATGACCGAAGATCTTGGAAAAACGGTCGAATATTCTTTATGTATGTTGTTGAACACGCCATATCACGGTAAATTTCAATATAGTATGGAAGAAGCAAACCGTATTCGCGACCGATTAGAACCATTAAAAACTACTTTTGATGGGTATGTCCACACAGGAGCCAAATGTCCCTTCACCGGTCAAAAAAACCCGCCTTATGATTTTCGCCATTCTACCATTGCAACCAATGAACTGAGTGTGAAAACAATCAAATCCGGCAGTTCTTGGAAAATTTGCCCGCAAATCATCGGCCAACCAACTCGAAAACGATTTTGTCAGCATTTCGAGTTGCCAATTAACTCTGACCCGGAACAAATAAAAGGGTTTATTTTATCAAATGTTCCCAAACTAATGCGGGAATATTTTCATCATACATTTCATTGCCCTGTGTTATTTTATCATCAAAAAACGGATATAGTGAAATATATTCAACGCAATATTGATGTGCAACCAATTGCGTGGAATGATCAGGAATATGAGTTTTCATATACTCGTAGTGCGAATCAAACGTGGAATGAATCTACCCAACTCGCCATTAAACATAACTCTGAGTTTGTAACCATTGGCGAGTTTCAAGTACATAATCATCGGAGTGGTATTAAATTTAGGTTTGTATTAAATAAATTATTAGAAATATTTGGAGACCAATTCAATGTACAAACTGTATAAAATCAAAACAAAACGAAAAATAAAAATAAAAATAAAAATAAAAATAAAAATAAAAATAAAAATAAAAAACAAAAAAGGTGTAATTACCTCTTTTTGTTTGTTTTTATTTTTGTTTTTATTTTTCGTTTTGTTTTGTTTTTTTGACCAACAGGGCAACCTTATACACGCGTTTTATGTAATATAAATAAATATTCTTGGATATCTTTGTCGTTATTGTATTGGAAAGATTTGAATCGTTTGTAGTCTTGTTCGACTACCGAAACGGTGCCAAATTCTTGCAATAAATCAATCATTTTAGGTTTCGATATTAACGATTCACTATTATAAGACAATACTACCCATTCTGCATTCAAATTAGAAACCAATTTACGAAACGCAGGCTCGACACCTTTTTTTTGACAGAATGGTGAAGTGAAACAACTAACGGGAATTCCAGTTTTACCTTTCAGAGGTGGTTCGGCGGCTTGTTGCTCAGGTGTCATTGCAATCAAATTTAATGGGAAATAATTCTTAGAATATTGGCGCGCATTATATGGCGGGTCTAAATATACCAGATCGAGTGATTTGGGCATATTTTCTAAAAACAAATCGTCTAATACATCGCTTTGATATACAGTAGAACCTTGTACGGGCCGTATACTTAATAAATGTATAGGCAATATTTGCAATGATTTTAATGCTTTTGCCTTGAAATTTTTCAAATAACACCCGTAAACGGCGGGAACGTTGCTTACTGCATCTGCTGCAATGATCAATGATGCTAACATAAATGCATATTCATCTTCGTTCAGATTACATCGTTCGTCTTCGATGCGTTTGCGCAAATAATCTATACGTATAGCATTATCCTGGGTGAAGAACATTCGTTCACAATCATCATATGGACTGTAGTGTTTTGTAATAAATCCCGTGATGCCAGATTCTTGTTTTTTATATAAATGTATTTCTTGATCTATTTCGAAATTTAATGCAAACATTAAACTTTCGCATTTGTTTGTATATGTAGAAAGTGAAACTGCGTGTGTAATAATCGAACTATACAATTCTGCGTCGTTTGAAAATGTTGTAGCTTGATTATTTCGAAAATAATTTGATACAACTCCTGTTCCGGCAAATAAATCGGCAATTCGTTTGCCGGACAATGATTCCCAACCCGTTTTTTCCAATATATTTGAAGTTATCCATTCTAATAATTGGAATTTCGACCCGATATAATTCAAACGTTTCATTGGTTTTTTGTTATACCACGCATCTGGATCTTGTTTTTCTGTTTGTTCTTGTTCTTGTTCTTGTTCTTGTTCTTGTTCTTGGTCTTGTTCCAGTTCTTGATCTTGTTCCTGTTCCAGGTCTTGTTCCAGTTCCGTTCCTTCGGAACGGGTAAATATCATTATATTTTGCATTGTTTGATTCGTATTTGTTATACATATATTACGAATATATTTATAAATCAATTTTTTTATTATACATAATATTTCAAAATATATAAACACATAACACACATAAACACATAAACACATAAACACATATAATACCATAAACATATAAAATGATCATTTTCGGGTTATCCAATCCGGCAACCGTATTAAGTGAGCCCACTGAAGATCCTGTCCATTTATTTTTACAATTCTTTGTGCATAGAGACGAACTGCGGCACCGCGAATTCCAACTATGTTTGCGAAAAAATGTAGAAAATCCATTTATTACCCATATTCATTTATTAGGCGAGCGAATTTTTTCTGATGTCGAACTTGGTATTACATCGAATAAAATCATACAAACCAATCTAGGCAAACGTCTCCGTTTTTCGGATGTATTTTCATATATTCGAACAAATGCCATTCAAGGTTATCATATCATAATCAATTCGGATATATTTTTGGACAATACGTTATCGAATTTGAAAAAAAGCGATATTCATTTATCTCGCAAAATGTTTGCCCAATTGCGTTTCGAATACAACAGTCTTTCTCCCAAAAAATCGAAAATATTCGGTCCCAGAATCGATTCGCAAGATACGTGGATATTTCATTCTAATTTTCCAATACAAGAAAAACAAGAATCGATATTTAATTTTGAATTTGGAAAAACAGGATGAGAA